TAGTTTTCAACCTAATGGAAATAATTGGGTAGTATGTATCTGCAAGTGTAAGGTCATATGGGGTAGCAATAGGTGTACCGATAGCTTGTTGCAGTCCTCGTAGTTCATAACCACCTTCGGATATAACAGTGCTACAGATTTGCTTTAGTGTGCTACTACTTGCTGTAGTACCTGTGTTAGTAATCTCATAGCGCAGAGGAAGTGAAGCAGTAGTAATGTAAGTAGAAGTAATTAAGTTAGCGTGATGAAAAGTATGACACAGAATAAACTGACCATCAATAATAAAGCCAGTACGAACTGAGCCTAGTCCAAGCCACTCAACATCCATCCACAAGATTTGTGCATTAGCTAAGTCCAGTGTCTTACCACTTGGACCTGTACCATCTAGCTTATCACCGTTCCAACTAGACTGCGATACCTTTGTGTCTGTAGCACTTCCCGTTATTAAACTACGCTTGACCATACTAATGGTAGTGCCGTCACGTTCAATAAAGATACCATTATCAGTACCAAAGTAACCTACACGTTGACGTAGGTTTGCTTTTGCTGTACCCATTACAAAGGTATTCATTGTAAGCAGAGACTTGCCCGGCTGATATGCAAACACTTTATATGTCTCACGTAGAACTTCATCACCTGAAGCTGTGCCTACGTCCATATCCACTAAGCCTTCGTCAGCTACGAAGCTAGAACTGCCACCGCCTGTAGTGTCCTCTGCCCACAACCCATTCTCTGCATATCTGTGAGATGAGTCAAAAAGTGTAAGCGGATTACTTGTACGCAACCGACCAAAGGCATCTGTACGTATAGCTGGAAAGTCTACCGTATTACCGCCATTGCTTTGCGATATGGTCACTAACTCTGGATAGCTTGTGATGCTCATTCGTCGCGGTTCTTGTGCAAAAGGTCACGATGTTTTGCCCACAGCCAGTTTTCGATAGCTGCGAACGGCTTGCTGGCATACAGGAGAATCATGGCAAGGTGGTATCTAATCTTTTTCTTCATCATACTTTCCTGTAAGATTTAGTTTTCTTGGCGATAGCTTTAGGCTGTTTTGCAACTTGCTTACCAGCCTTAGTAGCCTTGCGCTTCGCACGGGTAGTGGCAGCGTACTCCTTCGAACTGAGTGCCTTGATGGCTTTCTCCGGAAGGTAACGTTCTCCTGTAGCCTTCGGACCCTGTGTAGAGGGTTTCCCAGACTTGGTACGCCACTTTTGTTTAGTCCACGATTTAAGGGACTTCTGACTTTTAGCCAATGCCACTGCCGTCTCCAGTAAGTCTCAACAAGGTTTCGAGTTTTCCGTTGGCATGTTCCCACTGTTCTACTGCCGTATCCATTTCTTTTACAAGGTCAGGGTGTTCGCCTACCGCAACAGGGTTGTTCAGGTAGTTTTCAAGGACGTGTTCTGCGTGTTTCTTCTGGGACTTGTATTGGAACACAAGGGCATCGATAGCAAGCTGTTTCATAGGTAACATCTCCGGTTAACCTTATTATACACTATTTTAAAGATTAACGCAAGCTTTTTAAGAAATATACTGCTATTGCAATCGCTCCAAGACCTACGACTATGGCTCCTGCGATGACCGACACCTCAATAATCATTTGGCGTTTGGCCTTTGCCTTACGTTCCTGTTCGCGGCGTTGCTTTCGTGCTTCTGCTTGAAATCGTTGCCAATCATTCCACAAACCGGGACGACCCGTGTAAATCATAATTTGCTTGAGTTCGGCTTCCCGTTGTTTGATGGCTTCGAGAGCCATGAAGTTTTCAAGGTCCGAGCCGGAAGCACTTCCCTTCGCCTTACCCTGTATCTTGCGTTCGATTTCTTCCTTTGCACCTACGAACTTGCCGATTGCACTCCCGGCTTTTGCGAGGTCACCTGCATTTTGAACAGCAGACTTAATAACGCCGAACGCCGCATTTGCTGCTGCCAACTCTGCTAACATGTCAGTACACCTCTACAACGCCTTCTTTTATATACTTAGGTATGCAATATGCGGTAACACGGTCTCTTGCGTCCATCCAATCCAAATAGCGGTAGCTTCCGTAGCGTTTGGTTGACTGGGCTGCGTAAAAATTGCAGGTGGTAATAGACGCGAAATACATATCTCCACTAGCGAGGTAACGATTCTCTCCAGTACCAATATAGACGACGAGCAAGAAGACGTGAAGCATTCCATTACGCCTTGTAGTCCCCACCAGCTTTCTTGTAAGCAGATGCCAGCATCTGTGCCTTTCTTGCTGACCACTGTCCGGGTTTACCACCCTTGTCACCAGCCTTAATACGATTGAACTGTTGCTTTCTCATTCCGGGCTTAGTGTAGTTGCCAGCCTCATTAACTCGACTTTTGCCTTCCGTTTCACCGCCCTTCGCATAGCCAGTCTTTCCAACCGACCCTCCTTGCGCTTTCTTTTCAACACCCGTGATTTTGCCAGCGTTGGCTGTTGCGTAGAAGACCTGTTCACCCTTCTTCCCCCCGTAAGTGCGTTGCATCGACTTCATTATTTTTTGGCCTTTTTTAGTCAGGGGCATGTCAATACGTAGCCTTTCTACCTCTTGGTTTTACTTTGCCTCCATGTGCAAACGGAATAACTAAACTAAAACGTCCTACTTTTTCACCTGTGCTAGAATCAGAAAATGAACCTACAAATCTGCTACCTTTTACGTTGCCAGATATTTGCACAGTTTTCTTAGTGTTTTTATTTCCGCTAAATTTATCTTGGTCTATAAATCCGGAAATTTTAAGGTCGGGTGTGATATCATAACCTAGTCCGGCAGATAGCTTTTTATATATTTGTTTTTGAACATTTTCAGGAATGTTGATTTTGTTTTCTGGAAGTGATTCTGTTACCTTGCTGCTAGAGTATGTTCCACCTAAAGTAACCGTAGCTTTTCCTAAAGGTATTGTTCCCTCTCCACTTATGTTTTTATTTTTTGTTTCAGTGCGGTAAATAGAACCAATGTATGGAGGGGCGTTTATGCTTGTATCCTTTTGATTTTTACTTATAGAACCTTCTGCTCTAATGCCGGGACGACCTCGTTCATTCATCAGAGTCTTCCTCTTCTTCTTTTTCGTACTTTGCTTCGCTCTCTTCGTAATAGTACCCGCCAGACTTATCACCTTCGAGATATCGTTCAACAGGTTCCTTTTTAAGGGAATACTCTGCAGACGGCATAGCTTTACGTGGAGGAATATATCTCATCAGAATTCTCCCTTTCTCATAGCTTCGGAAAGTTTATGTGCGCGATTACCAACCTGCCTAGCCCACAGCGAATCGGTCATCTCAAAACTTGCAGCCTCGAAGTTCGCGTCGTGGATTGCGTACCACATTTTTTTAAACTTACACAGGCGAGGGACACCCATGTTGAAGGCCATGTCTACAAGTATCATTTGGCGAACCACATCAAGGTTTTCAACACACGGATGAACCGCAACCAGTTCCTTTTCAACAATCCGAATGTCGTTCATAGCCATGTATCGTGCAGCAGCTTCAGAAATACCCTTCTTATACACCTCTTCCATGCCAGAGATACCCATGTATTCTAGCTCTTCTTTGGTGATACCCCGGTCACGAAGATTACGACCGATACCGATGGTGTCGATGCCGAGCGTGTCTTGGTACACTTGGCAGACCATTCCTTCGTGTGCAATTATCGTATCAAGCAGATGGCTTGTATCGTATTTCATTACTTTTTCCTTCGTTGCTCATCCAAACGCCAAACGCACCTGTCATAGCACCCATGACAACGGAGACAAAGGCTGACTGTGGTGCTGTCGGGTCTTCCAAGCTCATAAACCACTCTGCACAACGCCAACTCATCAGAGTCATTACGAGCATCATGAACCGGGGAAGAATCTTCCACTTCAGTACCTGTTCCGCACTCACTTTGTTATGCCCTTTGCCTTTTCGAACGTTCGTAAGCCGCCAAGCCCCAACATGCCAAGAAGCACTGTCATCAGGCTATCCATGTCAAAGACGGGTAGTTCCGGCAGTTCCATCCCTGCCATCCCTGCACCAAAGATGATAAAGGGGGCAATGACAAAGTGCCATGCCATCGCAAAAGACAGCACCCACCCAAGAAACGGACGCCAACCTGCTACAAAAATAGACCGATGCTGGGCTTCGGCCTTGTTAAT